GACGTAGCTGATAAACGGCGCAACGCTGTCCAACATGCGCTCGATACGGCCGGCCTCGTTCTTCACGATGCCGTTCAAACAAAGACGGACCATGGGGGTCTCCCTCAATGGTCCGTCAGTTACCTCGTCGCAGGAGAACCTGTCAAGCGTTACGATGCGCCGCCGTGAAGCCCTGGCACGATCGTCAACACCCCGTTGTTGTTCCAGACTGCGCCCGGAATGCCCGGGCTAGTCGTCGGGGGAATGAATTTCGAGTTCAGCACAGGGCCAATCGGTCCAGGCGGCCCACTGATGCCGGTCGGGCCAGTCGGACCAGTCTTACCAGTCGGACCTTGCGGACCGGTCAAGCCAGTAAGGCCGGTCGGGCCGGTCGGGCCTGTGAAGCCGGTGATGCCGCTCGGACCGGTCGGACCGGCCATGAACGCCGGACCCACGAAGCCCGTCGGGCCAGTGGCGCCAGTCAAGCCAGTCGATCCGGTCGGACCAGTCGGACCTGTATTGCCTTGAGGGCCAGTGTACCCAGTGTAGCCGGTCGGACCAGTGACACCGCCGAACGGACCCGCGGGCCCGACATACTGCACAGTGCCAGTGAAGAACGGACCGGTTTCACCGGGGTTGGCCAACGCAGTCGCCACCGTGGTCAACGTACCTCCGGTTGCCCCAGTGGGACCCGTGTTCGTGTTCGCACCGGCATGACCAGCCGGGCCGGCGGGACCAGCCACAGCGTTGCCGTTCAACGCTTCCACCACCTGCGTGAGCACGGTAGGGATCGTGTTGTCGTCATAAGTGTCCGGCGCTATCGTCGGTTGCGGAACGATGGTCATGGCTTACCCCGCTGAAATCGTCAGGACGCCGGCATTGTTCCATACCTGACCCACAACGTGCGGATCGGCACTAACCGGAGTGAATACGAAATTGCTCTGGCCGGTTGCGCCCGTGTTGCCAGTCACACCACCGGGTCCTTGCGGGCCTGTCGAGCCCGCCTTTGATCCCGTGGCGCCTGTCGGGCCGGTCGGGCCGGTCGGACCAGTATATGATTTAAGAGTGCTCGTAGTCGGACCGGTGCCAGTCGGGCCAGTCGGGCCAGTAGCGTTGTTGCCGGAATTCAGACCCTGCGGCCCGGTCGGGCCCGTTGGTCCAGTGACGCCGCCGACGCCCGCAGCGCCTTGGCCGCCGGTGAAGCCAGTTATTCCGGTGACACCTGTAGCGCCAGCAGGACCGGACGGTCCACCTGTCGGACCGGTCGGACCAGTATACGATCCGGTCGGACCAGTGTTGCCGGTCGCGCCGCCGGGTAAACCCGTCGCGCCAGTCGCGCCAGTCGGGCCGCTGATGCCGCCCGCGTTCACGACTGCAACGACCTGACCCAGGATTTCCGGGATCAGGTTCGGGTCATAGTCCTTTGACGCAAAAAGACTGTTCGGAGTGAAAAGAGGCATGGCTACACCTTACGTTCCCGGGCCCGCTGAGACAGTGAGGACGCCGTTCTTGCTCCACACTTGTCCGGTGACCCCGGGGCTCGAAGTCGGCGCAATGAAGATGTTGCCCATCACGTTCAGGCCAGTCGGGCCAGTCGGGCCAGTCAAACCGAACGCACCGTACGGGCCTTGCGAACCTGTGGCACCAGTCGGGCCTGTGAAACCAGTCGGTCCCTGCGGACCGGACGGGCCAGTTGCGCCCGTGCCGCCGCCTGTGGGGCCAGTCGGGCCAGTTGTGCCAACGCCGGGACCTGTAACACCGACAGGACCGGCAGCACCAGTTTGCCCAGAGACACCGGTAACGCCGGTTGGACCAGTGTAACCAGTCGGCCCAGCCCAGCCAACCGAGCCTTGCGGGCCAGTATTGGCGCCTAGCGCACCGGTCGGACCAGTGATACCTTTACCGGCCGGACCCGTGGGACCCGTACCAGACCCTGTGGGGCCGGTCGGGCCAGTGACCGCGCCAAGCGCGCCAGCGTTAATCTTAGCAACAACTTGCGCAAGAATGTTGCCCACCGAATTTCGGTCGGCATCATAAGAGCCAGTTACACCGGTGAACGTCATTGGCGCGATCCTTGAATTCTAGTGGACACTACGCAGTGAGCAGTTGCGATCTCCTTAACCGACGCCGGCGCTGATAGGCTTCGCACCCGGACCCGGCTGATTACCAGTCAAGTTTGTGGCCGGCCCCATACCGCCGCGGGTCATGGGCGACGGCTGACTGCCTTGGCTCGCCGCGGCGCGCGCCGCCATCCCGCCGGGGCCAGCGTCTATCGCTGGATTGTTCGTCGCAGGCGGTTGATTGGCCGCCTCTGTACCAATGTGGGTCGGCAGGCCCTCCGGCATACCGAATTGCTGGGCGATATCGCCGGCCGTCAGTTCAGTGGCGATCCGCTGAACACCCAACCCGATGCCCTTCTGAACCGCTTGCTGAACAACCTTCCCAACAGGCCCAGTCTGCTGCTGTTGCTGCTGCTGTGCCGCCATCCGTTCAAGCTGATCCTCTGGCGGAACAACCTGTTCCCCGTTGAGACCGATGGTCTGCGAGACAGCGCGGAGCACTTCGCCGCGGCCCTTGATCCCCACGATGGACATGTCAGTCGGGTTGTTCGTCGCACCCAGGAACTCGATCTGGCGTTGCCGGATCGTCTCCCGCTGGATGGCCACGTTGACACCTTGGACCGTGATCCGTTCCTCGCCGGTCAGGACGCCGCTCGTGTCAGTGAGCATGATCAAATCGGCAAGTTGCTTCAGCGCCGGGTCCATAACGTCCCGGTCGATGTTCGCGCTCACCGTCTGCAAGATTTTGCTCGCGTTGCCCATCAGCATCGCGAGGCCTGAAGCTGTACGCCCGGCGCCGCCGCCGGCTTGGCCGCCAACGTATTTCGGGATTGCAGACACGTCGTCGGCAATCTGGATCAATTCCTGATAGGCCTGCATCAACTGCTGAACGTTCGAGGTCGGCATGAAGAAGCTGACCGGCTGCTGCCCGGCGTTACCCAGAGGGTCATTGCGGACGTGCCAGCGCTTCCATGCGTAAAGATCATCCGTGTTCTCGCCGGGGGTGAGGCGATCGTCATTGATCACGACCTGCGGGCCAGACGAAATCGAGAGGTTGTTCACCAGCGAGCGCAAGCAGGCGTTCGCGGCTTCCTGAATGTCCAGAAGCAGATCGCACAATGAGTTGCCGACCGGCGTACCGGGGACTTTCTCAAACGACGTAATAAAATACGGATGCCGCTGGCGCGGGCTCGGGGACAGGTTGGCCTTGATAACGTGGCTGCCGACGCACCACACCTGGACGTGATAGTCGCGCAATTCATCGGGCACCGCGAGGCCGTAATCCTGAAGGATGCGGCCTTGGACGTTACCATTGAATTCCATCATCGAGATAAGCGCCGAACGGTTCCAAGCTGGATTTTCGCGGCTTTCGAGGATCGCGCGCTCGGCGTCCGTCGTGTCCCAGTTATCGTAAAGACCTCCCCGGCCGTACTCATCCAAAACCGCCCGAATTTCATCGTGATTGTATCCGGGCAAATCAAGCATATCGTTGAGTTCGGCGCGCGTCAGGCGCGATTTCTCAATGATATTTGCGTTCGAAATGTCCGCGACGCCGGGGGTGAACCAGATATCGAAGGGCGAGACCCGCTCCCACATGAGGCGCGGCTTCTGCATGATGGTCGGCTGGCCGCCGCCCTTGGGCCATATGACTTCGGGGCAGATGCGGACGATCGGGCCCTTTATGACGGCGAACGGAAACACCGGCAGGTCGACCAGGAACTCCGCGAGCGCGTTATAGAACTCACCCTGCCGCAGCATGTCCTCAATTTTGTCCTCACTGGTGCGTGCCTGCTCGTTGGCTTTCTTTTTGGCCGCGTCCATCGCGCTATCCATGAGCGCCATGCGCCGCTGCTGCACGTCTTGAGACTGGGGAGGAACCCCTTTTTGCTGCTGGACCATCTGGTTTTCTTGTTGCAGCAGAGCATTGATCGACTGAGTGATCTCGTCCGGAACGGTTGGCTGCGCCGGCGGCCGCACCGCGTAGGGCCGATCCTGCGACAGGTAAATGTCCCGGAGCAGCGAGCTAGCCGCTCGGCACTTCTGGGCGATCACGCGGGCGTAAATGGTCGAGCCGCCCCACTTGGTGATCTCCATAAGTTTCGTGGCGTCGTACTGGCCATTGAACGTGCGCAACGACTGCAGGAGCCGTTCGGACCAGCCGGCCGACGTATTGCGATGATTGCGGAAAATCTCAAACTGGCCGCGGATATAGGACACAAGCTGTTGCGGGGGCGGCGGGGGGTTGTTGAGCACGTTCGCTTGGGCCGCGGCGCGCTGGGCAAGCTGCGCTTCAAGCTGTGCAGGTGGGATCACCTGCAACACACCTTGCTGACCCAAACTCTGGTCGCTCATGATTGACGGTTCCTACGGCGCGGGCAAAGTATGCCGCAGCTAACTACCGGGACGTTAATAGATACTTTAGGCTTGCCGCGCGCTTATGGCCGCCGTAGGTTCAGACCATGACAGCAACCGGCCCGTCATCCGTGCCCGTTACAGTGCCTGTAACGTTGCCGCCCGACTTCACGATCCACCAGATCGCCGCCCTCGTGCGCGACGTGGCCGTGCAGTTGGAGGACATGCCGGTCATCCTGAAAAAGCATGGATTGAGCCGGCAGCAATACGACAGCCTCGCCGGCAACCAGTTCTTTCAGAACGTGCTCCAAGAGGCCGTCAAAAATTGGCATAGCCCGCAGTCCACCAAGGAACGGGTTGCACTCGGCGCCTTACTTGCGCTAGAAGATGCGCTCCCCCGCATTGCTGCGCGCATGACCGCCGGTAGGGAAGACCTCGC